CAGACGTGTGCTCTTCCGATCTAAATTCATTCGGCGTACTGTAATTCGGACTGAAGTTCAAATTGCCGATTAAAATTCAATACAAAACTCAAACTCACTTTTCCCCTTCGATTTGATAAATCGGAGGGATTTTTTTATTTTCGTAAACTTTTTTCTTCGGAGGGGGTACAAAACGGCTCTCCCGGTTCAAACAAATGGGGGGTAAATAAAAACATTTTGCAAATCGAGAAAATGGGTGTGCATTTCGTCACCCTTTGTCCAAATGAGTAGAGAGGTAAATGTTAAAAATATAAATTTTTCAAAAACACCCCCAAAAAAAGCGTTCTCTGTTCAAACAAGTGAAGGAGTAATAAAAAAATATTGGTCAGAGGGTTAATTTTTGATCGTTTTCGTTGCCTACCAAGTGAGAGGTGAAAATTTATTTGCAAATAGGGGGTGCAAAATGCCTCTCCCGGTTTAAACAAGTGAAGGGAGTTTTTACAATGCCGAGATTATCAAAGAAAGCAAAACAAGAATGGGTTTTTTTCATAAATCCCGAAACAGGCAGAAGAACATATAACAGCCTTTGTCTCAAATGCAAAAACAAATGCAAGCAGAGCCACACGGCAATCGTTGTTTTCTGCCCAAAGTACAAATCCAAAAGAGGTGCAAAAAGCATTAAAAATCGCCATGAATATGACGACAGCGGTTAATTTGATATAGCGATACTTGTTTTCAATAAAATGTCGATACAAAAGAAAAAATTACCGATTTCGGCACCAAATCAATACAGAAACGGAGGTAACACAGTGAACAGATATTTCAAAACATCGGATGCCAAAAACTTTGCATTCTACAAAGTACCTAAAGCGTTATTTGAAGAAAAGTACAAATCGGTTTCAACCGATGCAAAAATGCTGTACGGACTTTTACTTGACCGAATGTATCTGTCCGTCAAAAACGGCTGGATAGATAATCAAGGCAGAGTATATCAATATTTCACAATAAAATCCGCTCAGGAAAAACTGCATTTCGGTCACGAAAAGATATGCAAGTTATTCTTCGAACTTGAAGTCGCAGATTTGATTATTCGCAAAAGACAAGGTCAGGGGAAGCCGAGCATTATCTATCTGAAACAATTCTGATTTTCGGTTTTCTTGATTTCCGAATAACGGAAGGTAATAAGACTTAGAAGATTAAGACTGTTACCGGCCGAGAAAAGAATATATATGGAGATTAAAATGATAAAAAACATAAGTATAGATTTGCTTGTTCCCTTTGAAAATCATCCGTTTAAGAAAAGAAACGGAATCGAACAACAAGAATTAACAGAAAGCATAAAAGAAAACGGATTGCTTGAACCGATAATAGTTCGTTCTTTTCCGGCAGGTAAATATGAAATTATCAGCGGACACAGACGAGTTGAAGCGTGCAAGGAATTGGGGATAACAAGCATACCCGTGACAATAAAAGAATTAACAAAAGACGAGGCGATTGTGCAAATGGTGGATTCAAACATACACCGTGAACATATTTTACCGAGCGAAAAAGCTTTTGCATACAAAATGAAATCAGAGGCTTTGAAACATCAAGGTAAAACTTATGGACAAGTTGTCCACAAGTCAAGAGATAACATATCCGATACCGAAAGCGGCAGAAATGTTCAGCGATATATCCGCTTAACAAACTTAATACCCGAATTACTTAAACTTGTTGACGAGGAAAGGATAGCCTTTACTCCTGCGGTTGAACTTTCATATCTGTCGGAATATGAACAACAAATATTACTTGAACAAATAGAATTTACCGACGCAACACCGTCATTATCGCAGGCACAGCGATTAAGAAAATTCAGTAAAGACGGCAACTTTTTCGTCGATACGGTTTTCGCCGTTCTCAATGAAGAAAAGCCAAATCAAAAAGAGCAAGTGCGAATACCTGCCGACAAGCTGCGTGATGTCTTGCCAAAAGGTTTGGATAAACAAAAGACCGAAGATTTCATAATTAAAGCTTGCGAGCATTACAGAAAATATTTAATCCGACAGCGTGAGAGGGAGAGATGATATGAAAAAGCAAATAACAAATTTTAGCTTGGGTACAGGCGAATATATGATAAACGGAGTAAGATATATTGTTTGCGGTAAATTTGAGGATTTTAACATTAAAAAATATAGCGACAGCAATCATTTGAATAACAGATTGAAAAAATATCTCACGGGCGATTTCGCAGAATTGTCTGTTGACAGCATCAATGATAAAATGACAGATGAATATGATTGTTCGACTGTCGGAAAGGAGGATTAAATGCAGTCGAAAAACAAAAACCAAATAGGGATAACGGCTCTATATTGTCGTTTGTCCCGTGATGACGGAACAGAAAGCGAGAGTAACTCCATAGGCAATCAAAAGAAGCTGCTATCACAAAAAGCAAAAGAAATGGGTTTAACGGATACAAAATATTATGTGGATGACGGATATACCGGAACAAATTTTAACCGTCCCGGATTTCAACAGCTTATCGACGATATTGAAATCGGACTTGTTTCTGCCGTAATGGTTAAAGATTTATCCCGCCTGGGTCGTGATTATGTTTCGGTAGGTAATTATACCGACAGCTATTTCCCCGAACATAATGTTCGTTTTATCGCCGTGAACGACGCCATTGACAGCGATGAGGGAGAAAGTGAAATTGCACCGTTCAAGAATATCTTAAACGAAATGTATGCAAGAGACATTTCAAAAAAGATTCGTTCATCCCATAGGCTCAGAGGCAGTATGGGAGAGCCGTTATCACAACCGCCTTACGGATATATGAAATCCGCTGAAAACAAAAAGAAGTGGATAATTGACCCGGAAGCCGCAACCGTTGTGAAAAGCATATTCAAAATGTGCCTCGACGGAAAAGGCAACGAAACCATTGCAAGAGAATTGCAGGAAAACAAAGTGCTTATTCCTATGGCATATTGGCAGTCAAAAGGACTGAACAGAGGCGGAAAGAAAACACAAACCAATCCGTACAAATGGTGTAAGACAACTGTTCAAAAAATTCTTTCTCAACAAGAGTATTGCGGAGATATTATCAATTTCAAAACATATTCCAAGTCATTTAAAAACAAAACAAGATATGAAAACTCTAAAGAAAATTGGGCTGTATTCAAGAATGTAAATGAACCGATAATCAACCGAGAAACATTTGAAACCGTACAGAAGTTTATTTCAAAAACAAAGCGTCGGGCTCCGAAAAAAGAAAACGGCGAACGGAGTATATTTAACGGATTGATATATTGCGGAGATTGCCACAGTAAAATGAGGTACCACACAAGCACCTCGAATAAAGAAATTCACTATTTCACTTGTTCCGACAACAAAGTTGATTATCGAGGAAAGTGCCCGGGAAGACATTACGTCAGAGCAGACGCCCTTGAAGAAGTTGTAAAACTTGAATTAAGGCGACTTGTTGAAATGTTGGAAATTGACGAGTCATATTTTGCACAACTGCTTTTGCGGAAAAATGACGAAGAAAGAGAAAAAGACAAAAAGTTTTTGGAGTCGGAACTGCAAAAAGCGATTGCTCGCAACAACACGGTATCGCAAATTTATGAAAAATTGTATGAGGATAATGTAATCGGAAAAGTCAGCGATGAGTGGTTTGTTGAGTTATCCCATAAATACGAAAAAGAGCGTATGAACTTAAAAGCCAAAATTGCGGATACTCGACACAAAATCGAAGAGTTGAAAAACAACAATTCGGAATATGAAAAATTCATATCGGCAATTCGCAGGTTTATGCAAATGGATAATCTGACATCACCGCTGCTTCGAGAACTGATTGACCATATTGATATTTTTGAAACAGAGGGCACAGGCAAAAGTCGAACGCAACGAATCGTTATATATTACCGTTTTATCGGATATATCGAATTGCCGAACGCCACAAAACAAACCCACATTGCGGACACACGCAAAGGTGTTGCCGTAGAGTATATAACCGAACAATTCACGGCATAAAAAAGAGCAAGGTGTTACCCTTGCCCGTACATAAAAATTATATGATAAAACAAAAAGAGTGTTCATAAGTCAAATCCCTTATGAACACTCGATATGGTCGAGGTGACAGGACTTGAACCTGCGGCATCTTGGTCCCAAACCACTTAATAAATGTGTGAAAAGCTTAGTGTTTATCGGACTTTTCAAGTTCAGTTGCCTAACATTTGCCTTGCATTTATTTTTTAGCTTATTTTACGATTGAGAAAATCATCAAGTTTTTTCGCAGGTGCTTCAGTATCATCTTGCATTAAATGCGTGTAAATGTTCAAGGTGGTTTCGGGTTTAGTATGCCCTAACTGGTGTTGAATGTAGAGAATATCATAGCCCGAATAGAAAAGATTTGTTGCGTGGGTGTGTCTAAGACAATGAGCTGTAAACGGTTCTATGACCTGCGGAATACCGTCGGGGCAGTATTTACTGCGTGGAGCAATGCCGACAATTTTGCCTTGCTGTGAATTGAATGCTTCGAGGTTTAGGCAATTGATGTAACTCTCCCACAATCTCCGCCACGCTGAATTTGTCATAAGTTTGCCTTTGGTGGTTGTGACTACATAATCAAATGGGGAGTGGGGTGCAAGGCTTTTCAGATAGTCTGACAGAACGGTCGGAATATCAACCTTGCGGACACCTGCTTCTGTTTTCGCTCCTGCTTTTATGTAAGAATTGTTTCCGTCAAGAACCAAAGTCTGATGAACATTTATTTTGTTGCGTTTCAAGTCAATATCTGCCCATTGCAAGCCGAGGCATTCACCTCTTCGTAGTCCTGCAAGCAACATAATCATTGCCGGCAATCTTCCTCTGTGCGGAGTGTTGATTATTAGCTTTTGCTCTTCAGGCGACAAGGCTCTGCGTTCTTTCTTCTTTGCCGCATTCTTTGATATTTTGACATATTTCAGTGGGTTGAAGTCGATAGCTCGGTTTTCAATGGCATACTCAAACACTCGGCTTGCGGTTGCGATGAACTCTTTCAGCGATTTTTTCGCTGTGGGTTTGCCTGTTGTTGGGTTCTTAGCGGCTAAGTCGAACACGATTTCCTGAAAGTCGGCAATTGTCAGCTTGTTGATTTTGTAAGGTTCAAGCTCTGTAAAATGTTTGAGATACCGTTCAAGCGTTTTGTATTGCTGTGATGTTTGCAGTGACCTCTGAACTGTTAGCCAGCGTTTTTTCCAACATCCGTATGTATCATCAGATGAGATATCTATGCCTTTGCCGAGTTTTTGTTTTAATTCGGCGGCAAGCGTTTCAACCTCTTTTCGTGATGTGCCACATACGGATTTGTACTTTCGTTTACCGTTTTCATCTCGTCCGATATAGATGTTCTTCTGATAGCGCCCGTCTTTGCGTTTTTTCATTTTATACACTCCTTTTGCTTAAAAAAGGGTGCAAAAATCCCCTGATATTCAAAACTTGAAAAATTCAGGGGAGTGTGATACAATATTATTGCTTTTAGTAGTATCACTGCACCCTGTGTGGTGGTTTCCGCTCCGACTTGCGCCAACAGGTCAGGGCGGTTTTTTTTATTTATTTTTCTCTTCCATTATTGTATCTATTTTATCTATGTCGAGACTGTAGCAACGGATATTGCCTAAAGTTTTCTTGATTATTAAACCGTAATCGGACAGGGTGTTTAACCTGTTTGTAACTGTACTTCTGCTTAATTTCATAACATCCATTAGTTCCTTTGTGCTTATTCCGCTTTCGGAAAACAAACTTGCCTGAATAAGCAAAAAATACAGATCACTATATTTTTCGTCGGCGCCTTTAGGCAGAAAGATAATGCACTTTCCGTAATGTGTCAGTTGCTCTAATCTTTTCTCCAAAGCGTACACCAACTTGTGCAACGAATCATCAATAATATCGGTAAACATAATTATAAAAGGAGTTAAATCTCCCTTGTTTTTCGGGTCATTACACACCTTGAATGCCTTGTAGTAATCGTTTATGTTCTCTTTAATAGAATAAGACATTCTGTAACCGATAATTGATTCAAATTCTTTTGACAACAAGTAACTGCTGATGAAACGGGATGTTCTTCCGTTGCCGTCATAGAAAGGATGAATGTAACCAAAGAGGTAATGAAAAATTGATATTCTGAAAACACACTCAATGCTTTTGTCATTAAGTATTGCCAACGCTTTATTCATACACTCTATAATTTTTTCTTCGGGATTAACTCCTCTGTGAAGTTCTTTTTGCGTTGCACTGAGGACGCTTGTTGAATCTTTTCTGAAGATTTTACCGTCAGGCAAATCAGACGGGTTATCTTCTTCGATTTCAAAATATACTAAATCATTGTACAGGTTGCGGATATCTTCGCAGGTGTCAAAGGACATAGTTTCATTTTTTTGCAACATAAGATATTTTTGCACAAGCCCCATAAAACGCTTCCCGTGGCTCTTTGTTTCCAGTTCTGACAAGACACTGTTAATTTCTCTTCTTGAGCTGTAAACACCTTCAATATCATTTGTCTTTACAATTTCATCAACCAAACATCTGATAGCGAAATGGTCAATTGCTTTTTCGGGTAATGAATCCCTTAAAGCTTTGATTTGCTTATCGGTTTTATAAATGTCACGAATTTTCGTAATAAATTCGGGTATCATCACAAAAAAAGCAGGGTTATCGTGTATCAGAAAATCTAAGTGTATTGCGTATTCGCTTTTATACCTTTCGTTGTAAATTTTTTCATAATTTTCTTTGTCAGAATAAAACAGCTTATCTAAAGATTTATACCCCAAATGTATCACCTCTCCAATAAGTATTATATGCCGTAATTTAACAATTATACGCATATATCAGAAAAGCAATTCGTAAAAATAGGCTGTTTTTACGAATTGAATATAATTATACACCGACAAATTCACAAAATCAATATATTTTTACAAATTTAACTGTTACAGTAAAACAGCTTTTCGCTTTATCATTCCAATTTGTGCAATCGATTGCACATTTTCAGAATTTGTTTTGTCCATTCGAGTGGACATTTTCGCTGACTTATTTTGTTTACTCGAGTAAACATTTTCGCTTTATCACCCCAAAATGGGAAATTGATTTCCTATTTTAGGGCGGTCTTTTTCATTTATCCTATTTAATCGGCAGATCGTGGCTGTCGGTGTATGGGGCTCACTGCAGAGCCTTACTTACTTCTTTTACAAGACCGAGGATTTGAACACGGGTGACATCGTTATTTTTGAACACTCGTGGGGGATAGTAGGGGTTGACTGAATGCAACTCAACGGTGTTATCGTTGTAAAGGACCTTTTTAACAACAGCCTCTTCATCGTCAACGAGGACTGCGGCAATCTGACCGCTGTCAACGGAAGTTTGCTTTTTAATAAGAATTTTACTGCCGTCATCAATCAGAGGGCTCATAGAATCGCCGTGAACATTTATCCATATATATTTATCCTGTTCTGAGGGGCAAGTGATGTATGTAGGCATATAGTCAACAGGCACATCCTGAGCTATCACTCCGAACCCTGCCGAAATGCTGTCATATACCGGTCGCATAAATACATTTGTTTGCGGAAGTGGGGTTGCTTGTTCCGGTGTTTTATCGTCCCAACCCATAATATACGCAGGAGTAGTTCCTAAAGCTTTACAAAGCGGTTCTAATACGCTTGTTGGTAACTTTTCAATCTCGCTGCTTTCATATCTGTATATTGTAGCTCTGTTCTTTCCTATCAGCTCGGCAAGTTTATCAACAGTTATATTTTTTTCTTCTCGCAATTTTTTAATGCGTTCGCCGATTGTCATAAGTAACACCTTTTTTCAATATATTGTTATTGACATAATGCAAAATAAGTTGTATTATAATGGTAGTAAGGGAACGGCTTTAGCTGTTCCGCTATTCAAAAACTAATTATTTTTTATAACCGTCTTGTATTGCAGTACAGGGCGGTTATTTCTTTATGGTGAACACAATAAAAAATGTGAAAATTACTATCACAGCTATGTATTCCACGCAATCACCCCCTTTCTCAAGGGAGTCGAAACAGCCGCCACCGTTCCTTTACTGTACAGTATTATAACATAACGGTTGCAAAAATGCAACTACTTTTTGAAAAAATAAAAATAATTTTGCAAAAATGCGAAAAATATATTGACAATAACTTACAAGGGTGGTATCATATAGTTGTCGCAGAAATGCAACACAATAAAAACTGGAGGTGATAAAATTGACTAATGTTGATAAGCTGAAAGGGGCTATCAAGGAGAAAAGATTAACCCCTGAAAAGGTTGCTGAAAGTATCGGTATCGACAAAAGTACGATGTATCGTAAACTTTCTAACGGTGGTGAGGATTTTACCATTAAGCAGGCAGACGCTATCACACAAATTCTCGGATTAACAGGTAATGAGGCACAGGCTATTTTTTTTAGTCAGTTTGTCGCATAAATGCAACTATTATATTAAGGGGGTGAGAAAATGGGATTTTTTAATAATTTATTCAACATAGAAAAAGCACCAACAGTCAACAAGACTGTCAGTGCACCTTATGTTCCACCTTATCCTTTAGAAAAAGATTTTTATACTTTTGATAAGGTAGAGTGGAGCGGAGCGTTACCACCTCATTCAATGACACTTTCTTTTGTACTTCCTTATTCCGATTGGTGCGAATTTGAAAAGTCAGACCTTTATCGAGATTTGGAGAATTATCTTCAGGAATTACAAAAACGAGGTAACCCGAATGAGAATGTAGGCACTCAAGATTGATAGGCAGATGTTCATTGTATGTAGGAACATACTCATCAACACCTTTTGCCTTGTGATGATAAGAATTAACTTCGTGGGTGTTGTAATCTTCGGTGTACTCTATGCCGTTCAGAACTAATTGAATGTCGGTAACAGAAATAGGCAGTTGCGATTTATTGTTAAGTTTATAATGAATGAAAAGTCTTTTCTTTCCCTGCACGCCTAATTTGTATGCGTATTCAAGCATTGTGATTTCCAAATTCACTTTGTGCGAAACAAAATAGTTAATCAGGTTTATTAAAGATATTAAAAAGCCTGCAATGCCTAAAATACCACTAATTATTACCCACATATAATCAGCTCCTTTGCTCGATTATAACATTCGCAAAAGATATTTGCAACACAATCAATAATACCACAATCACAGTCCCATTAAACGGACTTAGCTGAAAAGAGGTGAAGAAATGAAAAATAAAATGATAGGCAACTATTCAAATGAAGGAGTGCTTAATATATCGGCTACAAATTTGCAGGAGTTTGAAAGCCTTATAAAAAAGGCAAAAAAACAAGCTGACGAATTGCAGGATACAATCAATCAGCTTGAATTCTTCAATTTTAGTTTTAAGTTCTCAACAGATAAGGATAATTAGTTACCTTCTATATCGAAAATAAAGCAATATATCGAAAAGAGGTGAGAAGATGAAAAAAGAAGACAGAGATAAGGTTATAAATGCTTTATCAGAATTTGTCGTAAGGGTAGCAAAAGGAGAAGCGACCTCTATAGCAGAAGTTGCTGTTCTGCCTGAGGTCGCCAAGGTTTTGTTAGTCTTTGAGAGCTGAGTTTTGAAGTGCTTCATTTATGCCTTTAAAAAGTTCTGTATAGAATTTAGCCATATGTTTGCCACTTGCCTCGCAAGGAGATACATCAGAACTGTTAGCCTTTGCGACTGCAATTTCTTTGGCATACAATGCCGCAATTTTTGCAATTGAGTCTTCTCTCATAATTACACCTCACTTTCATTATATAGTGTAATGAATTGCAGTTCATCACTACATATAGTATATCATAGAAAGTTGGTGAAATCAATGCACATCAATGAATTTGCTGAAATATTGCTCAAAAGCAGAAAACAGAAAGGCTTTTCGCAAAGTGAGCTTGCTAAGAAATCGGGCTTTACTAAAAGAGCTATTCAGTATTGGGAAAAAGGCAAAAAGAGCATTTCTCTTGAAAATGCCGACAGGCTCTTAACGGCTTTAGGTGTAGAAATCAAGATAGGTAAAACAGAAAGCAGGTGAGAAAATGGCAAAACTTAAACTTATTGACACAAAGGACAAGTTCCTTCTTGAAATTGACGGAACAGAAATTCCGTATGTTACAAGCTATCAGATAACACGAACGGTCAGCGAGGTTGTACTGCTCAAACTGGCTCTCAGCGTTGCTGATGTTGAATCAGTCGAAATCGTTTCAGACAAAATTACCAACGAAAAATAGGAGGTGTACATATGCCGAGAGAAAGACCTATCATCAATTGGGATGAAGTGCCGGTGATAATTGATGTGCCGTATGTGGCACGGTTGCTTGCACTTAATGTTGATTACACAACACGGCTCGCACAAAGGGGCATTCTTCCTGCCCACAAAATCGGAAAGCTTTGGCGATTTGATAAGGAAGAAATCAGACAATACATAAAGGAGCATTAACAAATGTGGCATTTAAGAAACTACCCGACACGCAGAAAACTGCTCAAAGATGTTAAGGAGTTAAGAGAAGAAAACAAAAATCTCAAAAATGAGTTAAAAAAAGCTCGCCTTGATAAATCCCAAACCGAAGAAAATTACACAAACGCTCGATATGCATTAGGAGGTTATAAGAACGAGAACACTAAACTCTGCGAAAAACTTTCAATGTATGAATCAGCAAAGGCAGAAACACATGGTTTTGAATGTGTGGGGGTGGAGAAATGAGCAATAAAAAAAGTGCCTGCGACACTGTGAATGCCACAAGCACAAAGAACAATAAACCTGATTCAATTATATCCTCTGCAACAGAAAAAATCAAGTTGTGCAACAAAAAAAATCTTAAAGACCATAAATCTAAAGCAATTCTTGAGCCGGTAAAGAAAATGCTCTGCGAATTTTCGGCGCAGAACGAGGAATTTGCAAGAGCCGTTACGGCTGCAAAAAACCTTGAAAACCTGATTGACGAAGTGGGAAAGAAGCTCCCCGCTGCAGTTTCCGACCTTGATGTGTATCAGCAGATTGTCGGTAAGATTTTCCCCGGAGCAAAGGTTACTTTCACAATGCAGATACATATGTCTGAATACGAACTTGAAGAACCTAATGTCGCAGAGCAGAAAACGGATCCGGTAACTCTTGATCTCGGCAATCTTATAGATTGGTAGGTGTCAGCATGATTAAAAATCCTGACAGCCTGCTTAATAAGATTCCTGACCTGACAGATGAACATGAAAAGCAGATAGCAATGTACTTTCCGCAGTATGCTTTCTACGAAAATAAAAGCAAAAGAACCTGCGACTATTTCTGCACAAGCTGTCAAAGCTGGCACATCGGCGAACAGCTCCGACTTTGTCATAATCAGGAATTTGTCTGCGGTCATTGCAAGGAAAGCGTAAAAGCAAAAGCCCTGCACTACGGCAGAAAAAAACTTGAAAGAAGTCGCAAGTTTGGTTTTTGCTTTGCTGTTGACGGCAGGCTGTACATCAGATTTGTAACGGCATATCAGTTATTTTCCGATGATTTGTACAATGAAAATCCTGTCGAAATGATGCCCCGATATACTTTTTCGGATGAATATCTTTATGTATATGAACAGCACGCAATGCAAAGATTTGCATATAACTGGTACGGTAAATCATTTTATCCGCTGAAAACAGACGGAGTTATCCCCTCTACATCACAAGGTTTTGCGTGGTATTGGGGTCCGTCAGAAAAAAACCTTGTATTCAGGCTGGGGCTCAACCGTACTTTTAAATCTCGATGCAATAACCGATACGGATCTCAGATATTCGTGTGCGGATGAGCTTTCAAACAGATATGCGGTTCAAGGGATTCTCAAATGGCTGAACATATATGTAAGGCACAATAATGCAGAATACCTGATTAAAGGCGGTTTTGAGCATATTGCAGAGCTTTTGATTGACAGCAAACTTTCACTCAATAAAATTCATTGGAAAGAAACCAATCTGCTTAAAATGCTCGGATGTCGTAAGGAGGATATGCACTTTTTTGCAGATTATGATTCAAGTGCAATTGAACTTTACCGCAGTGTGATAAAGGAAGAACCGACCATTCATATGGCAAGCGAGTTCATAAGCAAGCTGTCAAAGCTCAGTACTTATGCTGTAGATGAACTTCACAAAAATAATCTTACATACAGACAGATTCTGAAGTATGGCAAAAACAATCGGAGAGTAATGCTGTGGAAGGATTATCTTGATAATTGCAAAAAACTTCCCGAGGGTATCGAAGAAATAATGCCGGCTCATCTTGAAGAGGCTCACGACAGAACGCTTGAAAAGGTTGCTTTCTATGCAAACAAAGAAGAAACGGAGCAGATTGCAAAAATGGCAAAGACACTTTCTCCGTTGCTGATGAGCACAGACAGCCTTATAATGCTTGCCCCAAAAAGCGGTGAAGAAATAATAGCAGAGGGCAGAATATTACAGCATTGCGTCGGCGGATATGTAAGACGGCACGCAAGAGGTGACACGATAATACTTTTCATTCGTCATAAAGATAAACCGAAAATCCCGTTTTTTACGATTGAAGTAAATCCCGAAACATTGGAAATAATGCAGTGTCACGGTTACAAAAATGAGCGTGACAGCGGATTTAAAAAGCCGGATGAAATCAAGAAATTTGAAAAGCAATACGCTGAATTTTTGGAGGATATAAAAAATGTCAGAAATAACAGTAAGCGAACAGCATAGGCAGGCAATTGAACTGCATCAGAAGATAATTGTCAGCGCAAACCTTGCACAGCAGAACATATGGGATATGTGCAATGGGCTTAAAACAATGCGTGACAACAAGCTGTATAAGGAGCTTGGATATCAGAACTTTGATGACTACTGCGAAACAGAGGTAGGTTTTAACAGAACACAGGCACATAAGTATATTTCTATTATAGAAAATACCTCTGAAAATGTTTACTCGAGTAAACATTTGGGAGTAAGTAAACTGTATCTTTTATCTACCATAAGCGAACCCGAACAGGCTGAAATCGCCGAAAAGCTTGACCTTGAAAACACAACGGTCAAGCAGTTAAAGGCAGAGATTGACAGGCTGAAGGACGAAAAGCAGGAGGCAACCGACAAGAGCATTGACTATTGCCGACAGCTCAATAACGCAAAGAAAGACGCCGACTATTACAAACAGCAGGCGGACACTTCAAAAGAAAGCTACCGCAATATTGAAAATCAGCTTGCAGAGGAAAAGAACAAAAATTTCAAGCTGACGAATAAAGTTCAGGAGCTTGAAAGCCGTCCTATTGAAGTTGCCGTTGCAGAACCGAGCGACAATGAACGCAGACTTAATGAAACGATTAAGGCTTTGGAAAGGGAGAACATTAAGCATTATGACGAACTCGAAGAAGAGTATCGCAATAACGAAAAAATCGTCAGAAAACAGCTTGAGGATGAAAAACAGGAGGCTCTTCGCAAACAGAAAGAGGAGTATGAAGAAAGGCTGAAAAATGTTCAGACTGCCGACGGTCCATCAGATGACAAGGATGTCTTTAAGGCATACTTTTCAATTGCATATGACAGCTTTGTCCGTATGCTCGATTTCGCCAAGCAGTCACAGGACAAGGAATTTTTCAAAGGCAAGGTTGAACATCTTATCAATGCACTTGCCACACAAAACATAAATCTTTAAGGGGGAACAACAATGAAACTTTATGAGCTTACCGAGATGTACTCGGATTTATTTAATCAGTTTGACGCTATCAACGAATGGGAACCCGATACGAATGCAGACGGAATGCCGATTGATGATGACGGCAACATTATTGCTAATGTGGACGCATACCGCAACAAGATGTTGACAGCGTGGTTCGATACTCTCACAGGTATTGAGGGCGAATTTGACGAGAAAGCTGAGAGCATTGCAATCTACTACAAACAGCTTCTTGCCGAGGCTAAAATGCTTAAAGCCGAAAAGGCGGCAATTGCAAAAAGACAGTCACAAAAAGAAAAACAGGCGGAGAGCCTTAAAACCTATCTGTTTAAGTCAATGCAGGCACTTGGCAGACAGAAGATTGATATGCCGAGAGCGGTTATGTCGCTTAAAAAGAACGCTCCGAGCCTTGTTGTTGATGATGAAATTTCATTTGTTGAGTGGGCGGAGGAACACAATCTTGACCACCTTTTGAAGTACAGTATGCCCGAAGTGAAAAAGAATGATGTCAAGGCTCTCTGCAAGAAGGGTGAAGAAATCCCCTTCGTACATATGGAAGCCAAGCAGTCATTAAGTATTAAGTGAGGTGTTATTTATGGGATTACCTATATTGGTTTTAGGATATTCAGGCAGCGGAAAATCTGCCTCTTTAAGAAATTTCAAAGCAAATGAACTGGCTCTTGTGAATGTAAACGGAAAATCACTCCCGTTCAGAACAAAATTTACTTCTTCAATCAATTCCGACAACTACATAGATATTGAGGACTTTATCAAAAAGCAGAAATGCAAGTCGATTGCAGTTGATGACGCACAGTATCTCATGGCTAACGAGTATATGAGAAGAGCCAAGGAAACAGGCTTTCAGAAGTTTACCGATATCGGTAAAAATTTTTGGGAGCTTGTGAAAGAGGTTGAAACTCTCCCGAATGACACGATTGTTTATTTTCTCAGCCATATTGAAACCGACGAAAACGGCAGACAGAAAGCTAAAACAATCGGCAAGTTGCTTGACGAAAAAATCTCGGTCGAGGGAATGTTTACCACGGTTTTAAAAACTGTTGTCGTTGACGGCAAGTATCTTTTTGCAACACAAACGGACGGTAACGATACCTGTAAAAGTCCGATAGGCTTGTTTGATTCAATGTACATATCAAATGACCTTAAAATTGTTGATGAAGCATTGAGAACATACTATTCAATGCAACCCGAACAGTATTGTGATGAGTGCAAAGCACCGATACTTTCGGACGGTAAACGCACCGTTAAACAGATCATTGACGGCACAACAAAAAATTACGGCAGACAGCTCTGTATGCAGTGTGTTGCAAGGCTGATAAAGCAGAAGAAACAGGAAAAGCAGAGAGAGGACGCAGACAATGCAACTTCGACCGTATCAAAATGACCTTGTTGAACAGGTAAGACAGGCTTGGCGAGATGGTTACAAAGCCCCTTGCATTGTCCTCGGTTGCGGTGGCGGAAAGTCCTGCATTGTCGCAGAAATTGCAAGACGAACAACTTGGAACGGGAAACGGGTGCTGTTCCTTGTTCACAGGAGAGAGCTTGTTGACCAAATATTCAGAACCTTTGTCCGCTGGGGTGTGCTTATGGATTTGTGCCAAATCGGTATGGTGCAGACCTTTACACGAAGATTGAAGAAACTGCCAAAACCCGCACTTATAATCACAGACGAAAATCATCACAGCCTTGCACAAAGCTACAAACGCATTTACGAACATTTTTCGGATGTTCCGAGGGTTGGCGTCACCGCAACACCTGTCCGATTAAACGGTGACGGATTAGGCGATGTCAACGATAAATTAATAATCGGGATGAGTACAAAATGGCTCATTGAGCATAACTGCCTTGCCCCGTATGACTACTACGCTCCGAGTGTTGCCGACCTTACAGGACTGCACACCAAAATGGGTGAATATGTCGCCTCCGAGATAGAAAAAGCAATGACTAAAAATACAGTTTTCGGAGATGTAATCAAGTATTACAGACAGCTTGCAGACGGCAAAAAAGCGGTGTGCTATTGTTCAACTGTCAAACACAGCATGGCAACCGCACAGGCTTTTTGTGACGCAGGCATATCAGCAAGGCATATTGACGGAGCAACCCCAAAAGCACAGCGAGAACAGATTATAGCCGATTTCAGAAACGGCAAAATTACAATCCTCTGCAATGTGGATTTGATTTCAGAGGGCTTTGATGTGCCTGACTGCGAATGCACGATTCTGCTCCGACCTACTCACAGCCTTACGCTTTACATTCAGCAGTCAATGCGGTGTATGCGCTATAAGCCAAACAAAAGGGCGGTAATTATTGACCATGTGGGCAACTATGCAAGGCACGGAATGCCTGATGACGACCGAGAATGGACGCTTGAAAAACACAAAAAGCTGAGTGTTAAAAAAATCGAAAAGGAGCAGGAGGAAAAGGTCAGACAATGTCCCGAATGTTTCTTTACATTTTCAGCACCGCCGGCAGGGCAGAAAGCCGTGTGTCCGCATTGCGGTTATGTATTCCCGACAGCCGAAAGAACCGTTGAAACCGATACCACCGCAAAGCTCATTAAGGTTGAGGGATTCAAGCTTGATTTCAGCACACCCGATGATTGCCACAGCTATGCGGACTTGCTTGCATACGCAAAAAGCCACGGCTACAAAACAGGTTGGGCATATTTTCAGGCACGAAAGAGAGGTATGATAGCTTGACGGAAGAACACGCAATTCAGAACAAAATCCGTATTGCAATTGCACCGTACTGCGATATTTTCCGTATAAATGTAGGTGCAGGCTTTACAAAGGACGGCAGATATTTCAATACGGGAGTTCCGCCCGGATTTTCGGATTTGTTCGGTGTCAGAAAATCAGACGGCAGGGCGGTCTTTATCGAGGTTAAAACACCCAAGGGCAGACCTACCGAAAAACAGCAGAAATTCATACAGATGATGAAACTCAACGGTGCGGTAGCAGGAATATGCAGAAGTGCCGATGAGGCAATAGAGTTAATAACAAAGGAGTAAAATTATGGGATTTAAAGCAAATTGGAGCGAGGCGGCACAGTCTAACTCACTCAAACCCGAGGGCGATTATGAGTGCCTTATCGCTAAGGTTGAGGAGAGAGTAACAAAGAATGGCAAAGAAAATCTGAACATCTCAATGGTAATCAGAAATGATGTTGAGCAGAACTATAAAAACGGATATATATTTGATACATTGTGGAAGAAGAAAGAGCCTACAAACGCAGACTTGCAGGTCAAGGGATACAGCTATGGTCAGATTATGGCACTCGGCAAGGCGGCAGGACTTCCCGATGGCAAGGAGTACGACAGCCTTGAGCAGTTCTGCGGTGAGCTTGTCAATAAGCCGTTGCGTGTAACTATAAAGCACGAAGAATACAACGGAAAAACACAGGAGCGAGTAAGCTGGAGAAATCCTACAAAATATCCGACTGTAAAGCATATTCCAAAGCAGACGACAACCAATACAGCTACAGCCTATGCACAGCCACAGCAGAGTTATGCACCTGCACAGACAGCAAATCAGGGCTTTGTTGATATGCCGATTGACGATGATTTGCCGTTCTGATTTTAAAAAAATTCTTCGGGAATTGCATAAAGCAGTGCAATTTTCACCGTGTTTTTCCTTATATATGGAGGTGAAAAAATGGGCTTTACAAATTTAAACCCAAATAAAAATAAATATTTTGCAGTTCCCGAGGAATTGAAAGGTTACAAAAACTGGGTGTGCTGGCAGTCATATCCAGATCCGAAATCGCACAGCGGAATTTCAAAGAAACCGATAAATCCAAGAACGGGTGGCTTTGCAATGCCGAATAACTCGGACACTTGGTCAGACTTTGAAACAGCAGTCAGAGAATCCGCCAAATATTCGGGTATAGGCTTTATGTTCTCAAATTCACCGTTTTTCGGTGTTGACCTTGACGATATGCCGAATGACATTCAGGACTACCAAAACGGCGGAGCTGACAACATAATCAGCGAGTTTGTGAACACTTTGCAGAGCTATACCGAGTTTTCGCAGAGCAAGACAGGCATTCACATAATCTGCAAGGGAAGTCTTCCCGAGGGCAGAAGAAAGGCGAAGAATGATTCAGGCGGTTTTGAAATGTATGAAAACGGCAGATTTTTCGTTGTGACAGGTGATTACTGCTCTGCATATGCGTACATAAACGATTGCACCGAAAGCATAAAGCCGTTGCATTCAAAATATCTCGGCAAGGCAACAGAGCCACAGCCTAAGCTCCGTAGCATTGAGGCTAATCCGAACACCGTTGACGATATTGTCAGAATCGCCTGCAATGCCAAAAACGGCAATCTTTTCAGAGCCTTATACAGCGGTGATTTTTCGGCTTATGCGTCACAGAGCGAGGCGGATATGGCTTTTTGCAATATGCTTGCGTTCTGGTGCGGTTGCGATACCGACAAAATGGATTCGATTTTCAGACAATCAGGCTTGATGCGTGACAAGTGGGACAGAAAACAGTCGGGTACAACCTACGGCATTATAACCTTGCAAAAGGCTGTGTCGGGCTGTACGCAGACCTATAACCCAAAACAGCATAACGATTATTCAATTTCAATCGGTGAGGGTAAGGCTGTTCAAGCGGTTGACGAAGAAAAAATGCGTGCCTACACCTTTGACGATATGGGCAATGCCGACAGGTTCGTTGATTTATTCGGAGATAATGTAAGGTATTGTTACACTGAGAAAAAGTGGTATTACTACAATTCTATGAAGTGGTGTGTTGACAATATCGGAGTTGTATTAAGAATGGCAGACAAGAGCGTTGAGGCTATGAAAGCTGAGGCAAAGCTATACTTGCAGGCTGATGAGGAAAGCGGCGGAGATATGTCAAAAGCATTTGAAAAGCATATGAAAGCAAGCCGTTCCAACAAATCAAAAAAAGCAATGCTCAACGAGGTCGAACATCATATCCCCGTACTTCCGGCACAAATGGATAAATACCGTATGGCATTAAACACCCCAAGCGGAATAATCAACCTAAAAAACGGCGAAGTGAGGGCGCATAATCCCGAATATTATTTTACAAAGATTACTTCGGTTGACTGTTCTCAAACGGCAGAGTGTCCCCGTTGGCTTGCATTTCTTGACGATATTTTTGCAGGCGATAAGGAGCTTATTCGCTACATTCAAAAGGCGGTCGGTTACAGTCTGACAGGCTCAACAGCCGAGCAATGCGCATTCTTCCTTTACGGCACGGGACGAAACGGCAAGAGTACATTCATTGATGTTATCCGTGATGTATTCGGCGATTATGCTGCAAACATTCAGCCTGAAACAATTATGGTAAGAAACTCTCAGAGCAGTGCCATAAACAGCGACATTGCACGGTTAAAGGGTGCAAGGCTTGTCACCTCGGTTGAGCCGAACGAGGGCGTGCGAATTAATGAGGGACTTCTCAAACAGCTTACGGGTGACGATACCGTAACGGCAAGAAAGCTGTACAGCGAGGAATTTGAGTTCAAGCCCGAGTTTAAGCTGTGGATGGCAACAAACCATAAACCGATTATCAGAGGCACCGACACGGGCATATGGCGAAGAATACATATGATACCGTTCAATGTTCAGATTCCCGAGGATAAGGTTGATAAGAACCTTACGCATAAGCTCAAAGCCGAAATGACCGCAATTTTCAAATGGTGTATTGACGGCTGTATTTTGTGGCAGAAGGAGGGCTTGAAAATGCCGTCTGCCGTTCTTCAGAGCGTGAGAGAGTACAAGCGTGAAATGGATGTTATTTCCGCATTTATCGAGGACAGATGTGTGTTAGAGGGTTCGGTTCAGGCAAGCACGCTCTATGCCGCCTATACAAGCTGGGCAGGGGATAACAACGAATATTGTATGTCAAATACCAAATTCAGCACCGAGCTTGCCAAACGATTTGAAAAAGTAAAGGGAAGAAATTTCAATTATTTCAATGGAATTTCAATTTATAAAGATTGTTAGTGTGGTAGCTTGAGGAGGGTTTACGGGTTTTTCTAACCTTTCGTATAAGAAAAAATAAACTAATACATATATAGAAAGGGTTCTTTAAAATCGCACCAAACCCACCACAAGCCTCCGCAGGAGGTAATATGAAAAAATATGATTTTAACAATCCACAGGTGTTTGAACAGCTTGAAGATAAAGCAATTGACGGTCAGCTTGATTACTCATCCTTTCCTCCGCCCGAATATAAATACTTTTCAAGACTTGCAAAGGTCGGCTACAACAACCGTCATAAAGGCTGGGACATAAACATCTGCCTTGAATGGCAGGACAAGCTCAGAACGGAGTATAAGCGTGACAGGGACAACGCAGACGAATACCGTATGCTCTCACAAAGAATTATGGATAATGTAAAGAAAAGTGCCGACTTCGTCCGTAAGATGTATCAGTCCCAAACCAACGAGCAAACCGTAATCAATGCCCTCCAAGCCTTAGAATGCCTAACCAACGAAAACGGCTTAACCAAAAGAATAACCGAAAAATTAAAGGAGAATGAAGAAAATGATTGATTGTTCAAAAACCGAAAATTATTTCGCTGAAAAACGAAGAATGACGAAAAGAGCAAAGAATGGGCTATGTAAACTTGGCTGCTCTAACTGTCCTTTATGTAGCATAAATAACAATAAAGGGCAATCATGTACAGCTTTTGAAATGCTCTATCCCGAAAAGGCAATCGAAGTTGTTCAGCGGTGGAGCGATGAGCATCCGCAGAAAACGTATTTAACTGAATTCCTGCGAAATTATCCAGACGCCAAACTTAATGATGCTGGAGTACCTGACGGTATCTGTCCATATATGCTAGGATTAAACGATACTCACGATTGCAAGCGTTCATGCATTGAATGCTGGAATCAGCCTATTAAGGACGGTAAAAAATGAACGGAACAACCCTCGGTAAATATTATGATTTTTATGCCATTGATGAATATTATTGTGAAGATGATGAAGTTTTACCAAGACCTCTCAAAGTTATCGGCAAACCTTGTGGGGCAAAAATTTATAAAAAGCACATATACTTTCATTGCCGAAGTATGTTGAGATAAGGAGTGATACAAAATGATAAACTTTGAAAAAATCAAACAGATGAAAGAGATTAATAAAATGAAATACTATGAAATTAACGAAACCGCCGCAAGACAAGCCCGTGAATGTTGGTCTTTTAGAGATTATCAGTACGGCAGTAAAACAGCAGAATATAAAGCACAAGTTGACAAGTGTTACAGCCTTGTTGATAAGTTACCCGATGACTTGAAAGAAAAAGGGGCGACAATGGCAGACAGATATGCTAAAAGGTTAGCAGACTGGTATAACAAGCAATTCAAAATTGAAATGATGTGTCCGTCCGTGATGATTAGCGGCGGTAGTAATTTCCCCGTAAGAAAGAAAGAAAAGCAGAACGCCGCACGAGATAAGCACTATCAGTTATATGATAAAATTCAAAAAATACCCGAAAAAATCAAAGGGCTGTTAAGAGGTACAAATATCATTAAATCGGGTGACGCGGATGCCATAGAGCAGTTGCGGAATAAACTTGCAAAAGCCGAAGCATTGCAGACAGAAATGAAAGCTACAAACGCCTATTATCGTAAGCACAAAACAATGAAAGGCTATAAAGATTATACAGATGAAAGAGCCACAGAGCTTGACAAGGCTATCAAAGAAAGTTTTGACGGCGTACCTTTTGCTTCATACACCTTAACAAATAATAACGCAAAAATTAAAAACACTCGGAAAAGAATTGCCGAACTTGAAAGACTGAAAGAAACGGCTACAGAACAGATGAACGAAACATATAATACAGATTTATTTGAGGTTATTGAAAATGCTGATATTATGCGTTTACAGCTTAGATTTGACGGCAAGCCCGACGCAGACACAAGAACAGTTTTGAAACAAAACGGTTTCAGGTGGTCGCCTTCCAATGGCGTATGGCAAAGACAACTTACTGATAACGCAAAATTTGCGTTGGAACGAGTGATTGAAGAATTGAAAGCAAGGTAGATATGGATTGACGGCGAGAGAGATTAAGGGCGAAATAATAGATTTTGAACCGTATCGTGTGGAAAAGGAGCTTGAACAATTTAAGGATTACGATGAAAAGAACTTTTTTGCAGATTGTTATGTTAGTGACGAGTGCAAAAATCCAGACAGTTACGGAATCGTATGTGTAAAATGCGGAGAGTGCGGACGCACTTTTACAAAAGATGGAATTTTAAAGGAGGATAATTGTAATGACACCAAATGAATACAGGCAGAAGCACAAGCGTTGTGCGACCTGCGTGTACTATGGGGGTAATAATCTTTTTTGTACCTCATCTTGTTACTGCCTTGTGAAAAACAGAACTACATATAAAACAAGAGGACACTTTTGCAAGATTTACAAGGCAAAAGAATTTAAGAATGGCACATAATACACAGGACTGATGATGACTTTCGACACAGTTTGAAAGTGAGGTAGAAGAAAATGAAAGATATTAAAAACATTACCGTTAATTACGATAACAATGAAAGCAAGACGATCACAAAGGGACTTGTTATTGATTTTGGTAAACTTGATAACGATGAGGGCGATGTTTGCTTTAATATGTGTAACATCAAAGGCAAGGATTTGCATTTGATTGTAACCGCTGTTGTTGCGTTGTCGCAGGAACTTGGTATGCTTGACGAGGAGGAGCGTGATACGGATTGACGGTTAAAGATTATTTATATTCGGTCAGGGTTTCGGATAAGCTGATCAGAACGAAAGAACACGAGCTGTCGAAACTTAGGCTGAATATTGCACAGGTATCGGTTAAGCAGAACGAGCCTGTTAAGACATCGGGAGTGAATGACCCTATGCGGATTGTTGACAGGATTGCAGACCTGCAGACTGAAATCAATCGGGAAATTGACAATCTTGTGCGGTTGAAAACTGAAATCCGCAGTAAAATCAACGCACTTGACGATTACCGTTACATTGCAATTTTGACTGAGTATTACATAAATTGTCAGAGGTGGGAGGATATTGCCGAGAGTATGGAAATGAGCGTAAGGCATACCCTGAGATTGCACAGCGAAGCGTTACAGGCGTTCCGAAAAAAGTTTGATTTCTCGTAAAATTATTTTGAAATGTCATTGAATGTCACCCTTACCCTGCGTATAATGGTATTATGAAAGTTTGACAAACAGGACATATGTAGAACTCTCCTAAGATAAAAATTCGCACAGACCGCTCTCGCTTGAGGGCGGTTTTGTGTTAGTGTGAAAGGCGGTGATACCGTGAAAGACAAATTAAATGCAAGACAGAGGAAGTTTGCGGAATATTATGCGCAGAGCGGTAACACCGTTCAGAGTGCCATTATGGCGGGATATTCCGAGAATTACGCAAATGCCAATGCCTGCAAATTGTTAGAGAATGTGAGAGTTGCAGAGTACATCAAGGAGCTTTCCGATAAGCTCAAGGACGAGCGCATTATGAGTGCAAAGGACAGACAGGTTGTTTTGTCCGACATTGCAAGGAATGACGGGCAGGACACCTCCGACAGAATCAGGGCGATTGACACGCTCAACAAGATGACGGGCGAATACACCGTTAAGGTTGACGCAAAGGTTGAGCAGTCCGAAAAGCTATCCGATGTGTTCAGACAGTTGGGCGGTGAGGGGCTGAGTGAGTAACAAATTTCCGCTGTCACAAAAGTATATCGACTTTATCAACACAACGAATGTGTCAGCTGAATTTCTTGAAGGCACTACAGCCTCAGGAAAAACAACAGTCGGAGCAGGCGTTAAGTTTATGCGAATGGTGTCGCAGTCGCCGAAGAAGCTTCACGCAATTGCCGCCAAAACTACGGGCAAGGCTGAGGAAACTATAATTCAACAGGACAACGGTATTCTCGACTTGCACCGCAACGCTGTCTATTGTGGTAACGGCGACAAGGATTACAAGCTGCCGCATATCAAGTTTGAGGGCAAAATCATCTATATTCTCGGTTACAGCAGTCGGGATAAGTGGGAAATGGTTCTCGGTGCGCAGTTTGGGTGCGTGTATATTGACGAAATCAACACCGCCGATATCGAGTTTATCCGAGAGATGTCAACCCGTAATGACTATATGCTTGCAACGCTGAATCCCGATGATCCGAGCCTGCCTGTGTATAAGGAGTTTGTCAACCGCTCCCGTCCTTTTAAAAAATATGAAAACGATGTTCCTCCCGAGATTACGGCGGAGCTTACCGAAGAACCTGTACCGAATTGGCGGTATTGGTTCTTTTCTTTTGCCGATAATTTAAGTCTTACACCCGAACAGATTGAGAAGAAAAAGAACTCTGCACCGAAAGGTACAAAGCTCTATAAAAATAAAATCTTAGGTTTGCGAGGCAGAGCAACAGGTCTTGTGTTCCCGAATTTTGAGAGGGCAAGACATATCAAATCAAAAGAGTGGGCAGGAAAGTTTTTGAACTGTAACCGCAAGTCGGAACACTTTGTTCAGTTCACCGCAGGTCTTGATACCGCCTATTCGCAGAAGTCGCCTGACACTATCGCAATGACATTTTACGGCATTACCAATCACGGCAAGTGTGTTCAGCTTGATGAAAGAGTTTATAACAACGCTGAAATGCAAACACCTATTGCCCCGAGTGACACGGTGAAGAATTTTATTGATTTTCTTGACCGCAACCGTGATGAATGGGGCTTTGCACGCACGGCTTTTATTGACAGCGCCGACCAAGCGACTATTACCGAATTTCAAAAGTATAAGCGACAGCACGGCTGTGTCTATGACTTTGCAAATGCATGGAAGAAAACGAAGATTATCGACCGAATCAATCTTGTACTCGGCTGGCTTGCCACCGACTGTTATTTTGTGCTTGAACATTGTAAAAAAACGATTTCCGAGTTTGAAATTTACAGCTGGCGAGAGGATAAAGACAACACACCCGAGGACGGTCACGACCATTGCATTAACAGCGGTCAATATGCGTGGCTGCCGTTTAAAAATATTATTGGAAGTGAAATAAATGGGGCTGATTAACAGAATGGCTGAATCTATCAGATCTGGAATTAAAAACTTTTTGCAGATTACTCCTGCAAGCGACAAAACAATTACCGTCACCGAAACAAGCAATCATCTGACCGAGTGCTTTATCAATCGCATTTGGTATTGGGGCAACAGCAGACAGCTTGCGGAGCTGTACAGGCAGATTGATACAAACAAAACTATGTTTTGGGCGGCAAAAAGCACAAAGGGGCTTGAAATCCGTAAAATACATACGGGCTTGCCGGCACTCATCTGCGAAACGCTTGTGAATATCGTAATTGCCGACTACAACGGCACAGATGTTACAAGTAAAAATTCAACCGCTTATGCAGAGCGTTGGGAAGACATTGAAAAGCAGAACAAGCTATCCGACACGGTTAAGCAAATGCTCCGTGACCTATGTGTTGTCGGTGACGGTGCTTTTAAGGTCAGTTTTGACACGGCTGTATCAGATGTTCCGATTGTTGAATGGTATCCTGCCGAAAACATCGACTTTACATATGTGCGTGGCAGAATCCGAGAGGTTAAGTTTTACACCGATTACACGCAAAAACACCGCCGTTACCGTTTTGAAGAAACATACGGTTACGGCTATATTCACTATGCTTTGTATGATGACAACGGCAAAGAGATTGACCTGCACACGGTTGACGCTCTTTCGTGGATTGATTCAAAGGGCGTTACATTTGACGAATCATATATGTGGGCTGTACCTGTCCTTTACGGCAAATCGTGCCACAAGGGCAGAGGTGCGGGCATTATCGGCATAAAAACAGACGCTTTCGACAGCCTTGATGAAGTGTGGTCACAGTGGATGGACGCACTCAGAGCCTGCCGAACAAAGCAGTATGTGCCTAATTGCCTTGTTCCGAGAAATCCCGAAACCTGTCAGCCGATGTCGCCAAATCCGTTTGACAACCGATTTATCACCGTGGGCAACGATATGTCTGAAAACGGCAACGGCAACAGGATATACACCGAAAGTCCGCAGATTCAGCACGAAAGCTATTTGAGTTCATACATTACTGCCCTCGACCTCTGCTTACAGGGCATTATATCGCCGTCAACTCTCGGCATTGATACGAAGAAGCTTGATAATGCAGACGCTCAGCGTGAAAAGGAAAAGACAACCCTTTACACAAGGCAGAACCTTGTGAAAATTACGCAGAACGCACTTCAAAGCCTTGTTGCAGTTGTACTCAATGCAGACGGTGAACTTAACGGCAAGGGTATTGTTGAGGGCTTGGAAGTATCCGTAAACTTCGGCGAATATGCAAATCCGAGCTTTGAAAGTCAGGTTGAAACTGTGTCAAAAGCAAGACAGGGCGGTTTGATGTCAGTTGAAACCTCGGTTGACGAGCTTTACGGCGACAGCAAGTCGGAGGATTGGAAAGCCGAAGAGGTGCAGAGAATTAAGGAAGAACAGGGCATTGCAGGCGAAGAAGAAAAATCGGAGCTTGACGATGTGGACCTTACCGACACAGAAGAACCTGACAATAACGCAGATGATGAAGAAAATGCGGAAAATAATGCAGAAAAAACCGAAAGCAATCCCGAACAGAATGATACACAGGTAAACAATGAGTGATTACAATATCAGAGAAGCCTTTGAAAAAATCGAAGATGAACTGATTAACAGCATGATGAGAAATTTCAGCCGTCACAGAGCCGAAGAAACCAAAGAGGGTTACAACTGGACACAATGGCAGGCTGAACAGCTCAAAAGTCTTGAAGAGTACCGTAAGCACAACGCAAAGAAATTCGGCAGGCGTTTCAAAACCATTAACGGCAAGGTTGAAGAGATGATTCGCACCGCCAAAGCTGACGGAAATGCAAGTCAGGAGGCAGAAATTCTTGAAGCTGTCAAGGACGGTTTCAAAGCCCCGAAAAAGCCGTCAGCACACAGCACAGCCGAGTTCTTTAAGGTGAATGACCGTAAACTTGACGCACTCATAAAATCGACCACAGACGATTTAAAGAAGGCAGAAACGGCGGTTTTGCGTATGAGCAACGACAAGTACCGCAAGGCGATTTTTAACGCACAGGTTGCAATGAACACGGGTGCGGTTACATACGAAAAAGCCGTTGATATGGCGTGTAAAGATATGCTCAACGCAGGTCTTAATTGTGTGGAATACAAAAATGGTGCAAGGCACACGCTCTCGGATTATGCGGATATGGCGGTTAAAACAGCCAACAAAAGAGCCTATCTGCGTGGTGAGGGCGAAAAGCGAGCCGAATGGGGAGTATCCCTCGTTGTTGTGAATTCAAGACAGGGCGGTTGCCCCGATTGTGCAAAATATATCGGCAAGGTGTTTATTGACGATGTTTATTCAAACGGCAAAAAGTCAGACGGAAACTATCCGCTTCTCTCAACCGCAATCAAGAACGGTTTGTTTCATCCAAGATGTAAGGACAGCACAAGTACATATTATCCCGAACTTGATGATTTGGACGCACCGTTGTCTGAAGATGAAATCAAAGAGCTTGACCGTCAGCGAGGAATTGAGGAAAAACAGCAGTATGCACAGCGACAGGCAGAACGCTTTGACCGCCGTGCCGAATACAGCCTTGATGAGGACAATAAACGAATAGCCCAAACCCGAGCCGATGAGTGGCACGATAGAGCGAATACGCTTGAAGAAAAGACAAAGCAATTCTCACTAAACACCAATGAACAGAAATATTACAGACCTGTTTTTGAAGAAGATATATCAAAAACTTTTGAACGCAAAATTGAGGGCGAAACAATTACAATTGATACCCACAAGGCAAATACATTGTGTGACAATGTTTATATTTCAGATAAGGTAAAGCTAAAACGAAAAGAACTTCATAATTTTGATATGCAAGTGAGAAAAGCGTTTGATATGCTCGGAGAGGTTGAAACAAGCGGAAAGCCTGAAATTTGTATTGTCACTCCCGAAGAAATGCGAGTAAATGCTATTGCTTCATATATGCCAATGCAAAATGTTCTAAATGTCAATTCAGCATACTTTTCAACAAGTGATTTGTCAGATTTACAAGAAAACTTGGCTTGTCCGCAAGACGGATTGAGTACAATTCTTCACGAACTGATTCATTGGCAAGACGCTAAAAATTACAGAGCAAAATTCGGAGGTATTAACGATTATTTTGAATATTGCGATTACCTTAATAAAATTTATGCTCCAAAGGTTGAAAAATTGATAAATAACGGTTATAATATAGAGGATATAAGTGAGTATGCTTTTGAATGCTTAAAAGATAAAGCTATGGATGAAGTGTATAACGAGTACAGAGTCAGCAAACTTTTAGGGTGATGATAGTATGAGATTGATACAAACTGAAGAACAAAAATCTCTATGGAATGCGTTTAAGCCGTACCTTGTAACAAATGGTTTAAATGTCACTTTGCGTGAAGATGCTCCACAAGAAGCTAAAGATGCCGAAGCACTTTACAGTAAGCTTAGAGAGAAACAAAAAATGCAATATCTAAAAGATAGTGGCATAATCTAACCGCTCCGTAAAAAGGGCGGTTTTGTTGTTTAACTTGCCTGCAACTTGCCGTAACAAAATTTAACACATCAAATCAGCACTTTGAGAAATCAGAGTGCTTTTTTATTGCATTTAAACTGGTCGAAATCGACTAGTTTAAAATATTGAAAAGGTGGTGACAGAATGAAAATCAGAGTAACAACAGCATTTAATGACAGGCAGAACGGCTATGTAACCCGACCTGTGAATGAAGTTTTTGAATGCTCCGAGCAGAGAGCAAAGGAACTCATTGACGGCGGTTTTGCAGAAGAGGTCAAGCCTGACGCTCCCAAAAAGCCGAGAGCCAAAGCAGTTAAAACAGAAAAAACAGAAAAAGCGGATTAAGCACTTTACGAATATGTAAGGTGCTTTTTTATTGTCCGAAGACATTAAACTACGGGAGACACCCGAAAAACTGAAAGGATATGAAAAAAATGGCAGAACCAAATCCAACACCAACCCCCAATGAACCGACACCTGCACCGCAGGGAAACGCTCCTGCCTTTGATTACGACAAGCTCGCAAGCCTTATTACAGGCAAACAGAGCGTGACAGAGGACACCGTTTTGAAGTCATATTTTAAGGAGCAGGGATTGTCAGCCGATGAGATGAAAGAGGCTATCGGTGCTTTTAAAAAGCAGAAAGCCAAGAACACTCCCGACTTTGCAAAAATGCAGTCGGAAGTTGAATCCGCAAACAACGCAAAACTTATGGCAGAAGTCAACCAATCGGCAACCCTCGAAGCCGTAAAACAGGGCGTTGACATTGCAACCGTTCCGTATGTGCTTAAAATTGCAGACTTTTCAAAGGCTGTGACAGACGGCAAGGTCAATGCGGAAAAGCTGACAGAGGCTGTTAAAAAGGTGCTTGACGATATTCCCGCACTCAAGGGCAAACCTGCCGAGAACGGCACAGGAGTTAAGAAAATCGGCGGTGACGGCAACAGCGACAAAAATTTAACAGAAGATGCCTTAAGAGGAATTTTCGGCATCAAATCTAAAAAGTAAGAAAAGAGGTAAATAATTATGGCAGTATTAGAATACGCAACTATTTTCAGTAATGTATTAAGAGAATTGTATGGTCAGGCCCTTACTTGCGATGACCTTTACCACTCAAACTCTGACATTCAGATTATCAACGGTAAGGATATTAAAATTCCGAAACTCTCGGTCAGCGGTTATAAAGACCATACACGAGGTGCAGGCGGTTTTAATTTGGGTACATATTCAAACGGTTACGAAACCAAATCCCTTGACCACGACAGAGATATTGAGTTTGCTATCGACCCTATTGATGTTGACGAAACAAATATGGTAGTGACTATCGCAAATATTCAGACACGCTTTGAAAAAACACAGGCTATACCTGAACTCGACTGTTATACTTACAGCAAGCTTTATACAGAAGCTAAGCGAGTTGGTGCAACAGTAAAAACTACTGCATTAACTGCGGCGAATGTGCTTGCAGATTTTGACGATAACCTTGAGGCTTTTGCCGAAGCGGGTGTACCGCTCGACAGGGTTATTCTTTATGCGACACCACAGTACAAAAAGCTTTTGAAGAATGCAGAGGGTATTCAGAGAACACTTGAAATCAGTTCCGCAAAGGGCATTGACCGCCGTGTTCGTTCCGTTGATGATATTGATAAGATTGTAGAAGTGCCAAGCTCAAGAATGAAGTCTTTGTTTGATTTTACAAACGGTTGTGTTGCTGACAGCTCAGCTAAGCAGATTGACTATATTCTTATTGACCCGGAAGCACAGGTGTCAAGAGTTAAGTATTCATATATCAATGTCTATACTCCAGGTTCTGACAGCCGAACAGCTGATAATTATATATATCAGAACAGAAAAGTTAATGGTACTTTTGCCATTGACGAACTTATGAAGCAGGGCGTAATCATTCATGCCGAGGCTTAAAACGAGGTGAGAAAAAATGAAAGCAATCAAAGACAATAAGTCATATACAGTCAACACAGACGAGGAAGCTAAGACTTATGTATCCCGTGGTTATGATATTCAGGATGACAACGGCAAAATCAAAGAATATGGATTAGGCAAGAAAATTTCTGTTGATGATTACAATACTTTGAAGAAAGAAAATTCAAAGCTCAAAGCCGAAAACAAAAAACTTAAAGAGAGTACCAAGTCAGACACAAAGGAGTAAATCTATGTATGCCGATTACATTGAACATCAGGGTGGAGATGAAAACAGTATTATCTCTGCCGAACACATTGATGTTCTGACTTTTAACCGCATTGATTTTGAAAAACTTTCGGAAATGCAGAAGAGAATCATCAGCAGAGTGCATAGCAGACTTACTGCTTTTGAAGAAGAAAATGCCGATATGATTTCTTCCTACCTGAAAAGCTATTCAATCAACGGCACATCAATGGAATTTGGCGCAAGCTGGAATTTAATGTGTATCAGCGGAGTGGCAATTCCTGCCGACCTCTATGCGTTGCTAAAATCAACGGGACTTTGTTATCCTGCAATCTGAAAGGTGCGTGAAAACCGTGAAATTTCCGTCACTTGTAAAAAAGCAGTTCTGCAAAACTCCTGTCGAGGTCACAATCTACGGTGAGGGAATAACCGAGGACGGAACACCCCTGACCGTGTTTGAATGCAAAAATCTGTATCCCTCCGAAAATCTTTATCCGTCAAATCTCCGCTGCGGAGGCAATGCTGTATGCAATGTGCAGTCAAAGGCAAAGACGGTCTATACCAAAGAGCAGAAAATTGTTCAGGTGTCGGCTGTCTTGCTTTTTGACGGCGATATTGCCCCCGACAGCCCCACTTTAAGCGGTGGCTTTGTAATCCTTGACGGTGTGAAGCGAAGTATCGTACAGGGTACAAAACACCGCAACCCTGACGGTACAGTTAATTTTACGGAATTGGATGTGATTTAATGGGATTTTCGGTATCATCAAAAATCAAACTCAATATGCCTGTTGTAAAACAGCTTGACAAGGCAAAGCAACAGGCTCTTGAACAGACAGGTGACGCACTTCTTAAACAGGTGAAAAACACGCAGGTAATGCCGTTTGATACGGGTAATCTTCAGAACGAAAATACCTTTGAAGATTGTGCGCAGAGTTGGAACGGCACGGTTAAAATTGTGTCAAGCACTCCGTATGCAAGGCGGTTGTATTTTCATCCCGAGTATAATTTCAGCCGTAAGGAAAACATTGCCGCCGGCGGTAAATGGTTCGCTCCGTGGCTTGAGGGTGGTACACGGCAGAATTTTTGCAGTCGGGCATTTGTGAGATTTTACAGAAAGGAAGCAGGACTTTGATTTACTTATCGGACATCAGAGATTGGCTCAAAAGCGTTACCTCAGCCGAGCATTATTACATCGGCAAACTTGACAACAAGCAGGACAGGTCAATCGGTGTGTATTCATTAAAGCAGTCGGGAACACCCACAAGGGCAATCGGCGGTGAAAGCACCTACGATACAATAAGCGTGTCTTTGCTTATCCATTACACCGACAACGCAAGAGAAACCGAGGAGTTTGCACGCAGACTTTACGAAACGCTTTACGACATTAAAAATGTTGAAATTAAGGAACACAAAATCTATATAATCGAACTGCTCACGGAAGAACCCGTTGATGTGGGAACAGATGACAAGGGTGTGTATGAGCAGGTCATTGAAGTTAAATTTTATTACGAAAGGAAGTAATTTTATGGCAAAAGTTGAATCGGGAGTATTCCCATGCTATGAAAATCAGTTTGCAGTTGGCAAGGCAGGAACAGAATCCGCCACGACAAATATTGCTAACTGCGAAGAATTTTCTGTTGCATTTGACAACGGTGTCGAGGAATGGACAGCCTTTGAAAACGAGGGCTGGAAGTCAAGGCTTATGACAGCAAAGTCAATCACAATTTCGGTAAAGGGCAAGCGTACAATCGGTGACGCAGGCAATGACCAGATTGCCGCCCTTGCATTTGAAAACGGCAGAAAGGCAGAAGTTTCGTTTATGTGGACCTTCCCCAACGGTGCAACCGTCCTCTTTAAAAATGCAGTTGTATCCGTTACATCAAACGGTGCAGGCGCAAGTACGGGTGTTGCTCCGCTTGAAAGATCGGAAGAGCACACGTCTGAACTCCAGT